GTCCGCCAGCACCACCGTTTGCAGCACTAGTTGCACCATGGCTAAATGCACCGCCTTGATACTGTCCGCCACCACCACCGCCGATAGCAGTAACAACACCAGCCAAAGAAGTTATTTTTCCAATTTTGACAAATTGAGTCGTATCGTCACCAGCAGTTCCACCAGCAGCAACATCAATAGCATAAGTAGCAGCATCTAAAAAAACTGTCTGAATAGGGCTGTTGCCTAAAACTTGACCGCCACCACCGCCACCAGCAGGATATCCAGACGAACTACCACCAGCACCACCACCACCGATAAGAAGAACATCAAACAAACCTGCTTGAGAAACAACAAGATTGCTGTCACTTGTAAAAGTTAAAAGAGTGTAAGCCTGAGATGACACCGTGATAGATGAACTCGTACCGCCTGTAGCAACACCATAAGCATTAGCAGACAAAACTGTGCCAGTGTTAGATGAAGAAACATAGCCAAGACGGTTGCGGCTCATACAGTAATCCTGTTCACAAAACCGTGAATCGTAATCACATTCGCTGTGGCAGCAAATGCTCTGACGGTCAAAGCGGTTGCGTTGCCTTTGATTAAAAGTCCAGGTGTTAAGTTTACTAGCCCTGCTTCGGCAAGCACATTGATTTCAATGTTGCCATCAGGTGCAGTTGCTTCACCCCATTCAATAGTTAGTTTGACAGTTGAACCAGAAGTGTTCATAGCATAAAGCCAAACTTCATCAAGGGTGGTTGCTGTAGTTGAACCTGTGTGCAACAAAGTTCCAGCAGTAGCAGTTTGAGCGACTTTGATTGCTTTACCGTCTGTGCTTGCTGAAAGAGTTTGTTTAGTAAATGTTGCCATTATGTTCCTTTAACTAAATATTTGTGTGCCTAAAACTATTTGGTCGCTATCACCAGAAACCGCCGAACTACCACCGCTTCCAAGTGTAGCGATCCAAGTATTTGTTGCCTGCTTCACCAATACTGCTGTTTGAAATTGGGTCATAATAAGCGAAGTTGAAGCAGACGATACTGTAACACCTGCGCCAGCCGTCAAAGTAACAGCACCAGCACCAAGTTGAATAACAACAATCCGAACACCGACAGCGAAAGCAACAGAAGCGTTTGGTGGCACAGTCAAAGTGCTTGCAGAAGCATTTGTCATTGTTACTTGTTTGCCTGCATCAGTTAAAACAAGTGTGTATGAAGTGCCAGTCTGGGCATTTACATCGTCAGACCATACGCTGTCTTGCAGTGTGTTCATTTGTGCTGCGGTAAGCACTTGTGCTGCGGTAAAGGTCTGTCTTGCCATAGTCAGTTAGTGTATCTCAAGCAAGAGCGTTGTCGCCATCAAGCGTGCCAAAAATTGGGTCATCAAGAATCAACTGATACAAAATCTCGGTGTTAAACAAGCCGACAGTAACCCGATGCTCACCAGCCGTAATCAAATGCGTCAGCCGTTCAACCGCATAAAACTCGGTAACAGAAAGAGGCGAACCAGTCGTGTAGGTTCGGGTTACGGTAACAACATCTTGAAGTTCAAGAGCGTTAATAGCGTCACGGTTCGGTGCTGACATAGCCGAAGTAACAAGCCCTAGATCGTCAAAACGATACTGGGGATTCGCATATAGAGCCACCAGATAGTTCGCCAAAGTTAATGCTTCACTGTCTGATTCAAGCAACAAATCGGGTAGCGCATAAGTGGTTATTCCGAACTCTGCTTGTGAAGCAGCATCGTTAGCGATCTGAACCGTTCCGCCTTGAATCGTTGCCTGAATACGGTTATACAAGAACTCTTGCCCGTAAATAACCTCTAATGCCGTATAGGGAATGTTTGTGCCAGCGTCAGAGAACTCGGCTGCGATAGTCGCAAACGAAGCATCAAGACGATCAGTGAAAGTCAGATCACCGTTCGCAGCAATAAAGCAAGCACCCTGTTCACTTGTAGCGATCTGCTGCAGATAAGTTAAAGCGTTCGTGTTTGCATCTATCTGATACGCACCTAATGTTGCTAACCCAGCAGAAATATCTCGTGTAGTTAGAGGGTAATCAATCTCAGGCAAATCCAAAAGATAATTAACTCGTGCGCCCGACAATTCAACCGAAGGAGTGGTGTCAGCCTCAACAACCGTGTTCGCCAATAACACGAAATCATCTGCTGCCGTAATCGTAACCGTGCTTAAGTTGTAATCATAAACAACATCTATATCGGTGATACGACCCGTGAACAGATAGTTTGAACCTGAAGTGATCGTAACTTTACGGCGTGGCACAACACCAGAACGCCCAGCAGCAGTATCCCAATAAGGTGAATCCTCGTTAATCGGGTCAAAGCGTCTATCGTTATTGACTAATTTGATAGCGCATTGTCCTGCGTTAAATTGTGCGAACTGATCTTGTCTGCCACGAGTAATAGAAACTTCTTGACAGTATTCGGTAATGTCCACGCCTTCAAGGTTGCCGTCAAGAACAAACTCGGTGTTATCTAAAACACCTGCTTCGGCATCGTCAAGCACAAAGAAGTTAGTGATGAAACCTACTTCAGCGAGAACAGTAATCTGCTCGCCTGATGCGAGAGTGGTAGCCATTTATGCCACCGTCAAAGGCAAAGCACCGTTCGTTCGCTCGTAACGCTTCAAAGCGTTCACGATCTGTGTGCCGATATCTTTACCATCAGCACCCATACCAGCCGTAACTTGAATGTTGTAAGTGCTACCCATAGAACCTAAACGGTCAAGAGGAATGATCGCCTCTGCGCCTGCTTCACCGACAAGACCGAGCATCGCTTTAGTAACAACACCACCATTAGCGAACACGCCGATACCGCCACCCAACAATTCTTCAAGCGTAGGAACACGAATGTTTTTCAGATCTTCAAAAGTTATTTCACCGAAACCAAAATCAACACCTGTGCCACCAGTAGCCCCACCATTACCTGTAGAGAAATCAGGCACAACAACACCTGTACCAGCAGCAGCATCAGCCTCTGCTTTGGCTTTCTTAGAAATCTTTAAGCCAGCCTCATAACGATCTTTTTCAGCCTCAGTTAGTTTCTCTACAGCCTCAGCCTGACGCTCATAGGCTTCGGTTCGTGCGTCAATAGCATCACGCTGAGCCTTCTCAGCATCAAGCAATTCTTTCAACGCATCTTTATAAGCATCACTACCTTCTTTTGCACCATTAACAACCTCATCAAGTTTCTCTTGCGCAGCAGCCAAAGCCTCAACAGAATCACGCTGAGAATCAGTAGCGTCAGCAACAGACAATTTCGCTTCAGCCAATCTGATCTCGGCTTCACGAATCATCTGTGGCGTTGATTCAGGGTCTTTACGAACATCAATCAAATCTTCTTCTGCTTTTTTAACAGCAAAAATTGCTTGCTCTAAACCGTATTTTGCTCGCTCAGCAGAACGCTCAGCCTTTGATCTTTCTTTCTCGGCATCTTTCGCTTCTTTAGATTCTCTGCCATAACCTTTAGTGATTAGGTTGAAACGCTTTTGTGCTTCTGTTAAGGCTTTAGTTTTCTCTAACAGGCTCTTGTTTGATTCATCTACGCTCTTGTTTGCGTCACGCAACGAACGCTGAGCCTGTGTAACGCCTTTGATTGCGTCAGTGTATTTCTCTAACGCTTTTTTGGCTTTCTCAATAGCCGATTCACCACTACCACCACCAGCACCGCCACCAGTAGGAGGCGTGAATGTAGGTGGTGTGAATACTGGTGCAGTGCCTTGACGCTCAGCATTTTTTACTGCTTGAATCTGACCCAATAATTTAGATACTTCTTTACTGGTTTTATTTGCTGATGTTGTTATACGCCCGAACTCAACTTCGCTTGTGTAAGAAAGTTCAGTTAGTCCAGCACCAAATAAGTTCGCTGCTTTAATCATTATGTTAATGGCAGTAACAAACTTATTTCGGACATTAATAAAATAATTAACGAACTCTTCAACTATTGAAATAGCAAAATTAATTACAGAATGAACTACTTTGCGGAAACCTTCAAACTTTAGATATGCAGCAACAACCGCAACACCTAAAGCAATAACGGCAGCGACAACAATTCCTATTGGGTTAGCAAACAAAGCAGTATTAAAAAGAGTCTGCGAGATCGTGGCAGCAATCGCAATTAAACGCAAAGCCGTAAATGCTGAAACTAAAGCAAGAATAATGTTTGTGAACTTGCCACCATTCTCAATAACATCTAGAAACTTGCCACCAAGAAACTTAAGACCAGCACCGATACCTTGTTCACCGACTATTTCAGCAAATTCTGTCATTACAGGTAAAACTGAGTTTTGAATTACGCCTAACAAAGTTTTATAAACAGGAATTAATGCTGTGCCAAGCGTTGCTTTAACATTTTCAAATTGAGCAGCAAGAGTTCTTTGTGTATTCGCTACACCATCAGCAGTTCGGGCATAATCACCTTGAGCGAGGCTTGTATCCTTTAAGATAAGCGCATAAGCAGCCTGACTTTTAGCATTGATGTCTAGATTACCTTTGCCGTTATACAAGCCAAGATTCATCGCTTCTTGTTTCAAACGAGCATCATTAAGTGCTACACCAAATCGTTTTAACGGTTCTGTTTCGCCCGAAAGACCTGAACGAAGTGCTTGAATAGCATCTTCAACGCTCGTGTTATTAAACGAAGCAAGATCGCCAGCCAACTGAACAAGTGTCGTGGACATCTCTACTGCTTGTGGTTGAGCGACACCGAACGCTTGTAACAAGTTCCCGTAAGTGCCTGCTGCCTCTAACGCAGCCTGTTTAGATATACCCATTGATTTCGCAGCCGTTGAAGCAAAATCGCTTACTGCTTTAGATGATTGACCGAAAACGACATTAACTTTTGATTGAGATTCTTCAAGATTAGAAGCAGCATCAATAAGTTGTTTGCCCACAACTCCAGCAACAACACCAGCGACAGCACCGAACTTCGCTAAATTTTTTATACCATTAGTAACAGCCTTGTCAAAAGTGCGTAAACCAAAAGTTGCTTTATTGCCTGCACCTTCAAGTTTCTTGAAATCGCTGATTGCTTTTTTTATGCCTTTAGAGTCAAAATCAGAGACTATATTTACGCCAACTGCCATAGTGATACCTTACTTTTGATTGCTCATAATTGCTTTAGTTGTATAAGCATCAACCTGTTTAATAACTTCTAAAATGTCTGCTTCAATCATTCCTTCGTTTGCTTTGATTGCACCGTACAATATACGAGAACGACCACCATCACCTGTTGATTTGATTCGTTTATGTTTGTCAAGATTTGCAATAAACTTTTGACCTGCTGTAGCACTAGCACCTCTAGCACCAGCAGTTACCGAACCAGCAATATCATATACCGAACCGCCAGCGTCATCTTGTTGAATACGCAAGATCACACTTGCTCTAGTGCCTCCACGGATAGAACCTGAACCTGCTTTGGGTTTCACATTTGCTTTTGCTTTAGAACCTAAATATGGGGGCAGGCGTGATTTTGTTGAAAGTCTCGCACCAGAGGTATGCCAATTCAATAAAGGTTCATCAGGGAACTTACTGCCAACAAGTTGCGCTAATGGTTGCGCCTTCATTACTAAGTCTCTACGCAGAGATTTATATAACTCTGCCTCATAGTTTTTCAAATAGTAAAGCGTTTCACTTATACCATAAAACTTTGCTTGTAATGCCATAGGCGCACATCATACAACTATCTGCGTTTACGATTCGCCTGTTTAACAAGCCATCGCTGATACGCCAACATCGTGTCCAACATTTCTTCACTCTCATTTAGAAGCAAAGATGGCGCAATATGATACTCGTGCGCTAGGTGAGCGATCAGCCAATGCGCTGAATCGTCACCGAACTTTATTCTTTTGGGGAATCACCTTCATCTGCTGGTGTAACTTGTGCGACTGTCGCAATCCAATCAGGGTCAAACTTCAGTTTAGTTTTTTGTCTGTGTGTGAGAGCAGACCAAGCAAGCCAAGCAAGATCCGTCAAACGCATTTCTGTTTCTAGGCGAACCACGCTTCTTTGCCAAGTGCGTTCAAAGCCAACGAAGTCAGCGAACACTGCTTCAACAGGCTCAATCGTGCCGTCTAGATATTCAACTTTTAACGCAATTTTCATTGTGATCTCCTTCTAGTTTATTTGTTTAGATCAAGAACCAGTTGATTTTGTTAAAACTCCACCAGTAAAACTAAGACTTGTCATCGCCAATTCACCAACGGCTGCTGCCACAGGTGTGTGGCTTGCGAGGAAGCACCCCGTCAAAGTGTATGAAGGGTTTGTTGAACTGATAGCCCCCGATGCAGGCGTGATAACTACAGTTGTAGTCGTGCCAACAAGAGGATAGATCGTTGCTTCGGTTTCTGTTGCTGCGAAGTCTTGCATAAATTCAATGTCGCAAGAATTGTTTTGCAACCCACCAACAAACTTGTGCCCGACCGAACCGAACGCTGTTACTTCAACGCTGTCCACCTCATAATTCAAAGTAACTGAATTGGCTCTATCGCTCAATACAACTGCGTTCACAGTGATTGTTGCGTCTGTCAAAACTAATGATGCCATAACTATTTATCGCTTTCTTTTGGTTCTTGTTTAGAAACTTTAACATTAACTTCAGCCAAATGTCCACCGTCAAGCAGAGCATCAAGGTTAAAACCTTCAAGATCATCACCAGAAATAGTTGCACCTTGTTTCCCTAACGCACACTTGTCTGTCATCACTTTGTAGTTTGCCATTTGTTGTCCTATCCGTGAACTGTTACTTGGAACTGTATCTGTAAAAACTCTGCGTCAGCAGAACTTAAACTCGTAATGTTCGCACCCGATGGTAGCACCAAAGTTTGGCACACGCCACCAAGTGTCTTGTCGCCTTCAATCGCTGCACGAACACTTTTCGCACCTGAATATGAAAGATAATCGTCAAGAATCGCAAACGAATTACGATCAACATATCTGCCGACAATCACATTCACAGTCCAATCCATAACGACATCGCCACCAGCGAACGCCCTGTGATACTCAATCCGATTCAATGTCGGGAACGCAAACGGTGGGTTCAGTTGCTCAGGTTGATACGCCGAAGTGCGAAGCCCAGAGATCGTAGCGAGGCGTGTAGCAAGCCCTGTAGCGACCTGAGAAACGGTAGCAGGCATCAGGCGATACCGAAACGGCGATACTGCGACAACAAATCACGCACATCAGGATCAACAGCCCGAACAGTGATCGCCATATCAGCGAAACCGACTACGCCAAGCGCAGCATTAAGCCGAGCAAACTGACGCATAGAAAGCAAGATACACGCTTGATTCACATCGTCAGGGATACTTTCCCAACCCCATTGAGCCGTAACTTGAACAGTCTCAAAAGACGGCGTTACATATAAAGGGAATGTTGCGCCACCGACCATACGAGCAGATTCATATGGGCGTGTGTAGATCGGCACATTTCTTGGCTGTAACACATAGTCCACGCCTTGCGTCAAAGTCGTAGCATAAGTTCCGTTACCAGTTGAATCAATCTTGATTGTTACACTCGTGTTCGCTACATCTCTGCCGAAATCTAAAAGATATTCGTTGTATGGATACATCGGCACAGCAGTCTGTGAAGTCTTATAAAAAAACCTGCCACAGTAGCCATCAATGCGCCGAGAAGCAGACTCAATAGCGTTCTCTAAAAGTGCGTCATCGGTGCTGTCAGTAATTCTAAGAGCCGATTTCAATTCTGCCAAAGTGCAGTAACCATTAACGATTGCCATTAGTTATACTTTCTTTTTCTTGCCACGCTTTGACACAGCCTTTTCAACTTCAGGCTCAACCGAAGCAACCTCAACTTCAGGCATATATTTGTTATCAAAACCAAGTTCACGCAACGCATCATCAACCGCTTTAACACGATCTTTTAAACCTCTGCGTTCATAGCCTGCTCGCTCTGCGAGAAGTGCGTCAATCATTTTGCTCATATAGACCCCATAAATAGTTGAAGGTTGCTGATACCCCGAAGGATACCAGCAACCTTACAACAATTCAGTTTCAACAACCTTAGAAGGTTGGTGTTACCAATCCAGTTCCGCCAACAAGAGCGAAAGCATTTGGGTAACGATTTGCGGTGAACGCACTGTAACCGTAAACGATCATTGTGAGATCAAGTTCGGCTGCTTTTGGTTGCTCAAAGCGAAGCATCATCGGTTCGCCTGCACCCTGTTCCCACAAGTGGGCTTCTTGGGTGTTGCCGAGAATGATGACATCTTCGTTTGAACCTGCACCATTTGTTGTGATGACATTCGCATCTGTGATGACAGGCAAACCAAGAATGGTGTAGCCCGAGTTGCCATACACAGGTGCGCCGTTGCCCGAAGCAAATGCTGGCTGACCGTTGAAGTTCGGCACAGGCACAGCAAGTGGTCGGTTCTGACCATCAACAGCAGCCAAGATGAAAGCAAGACGGCGTGGGTGCATCAGAATAAAGTTCGGACCAGCAAAGAAGTTGGTCTGAATACGCTGAACACAGTCAGCCAACTTCGGATACAACTCGGCAACCGTTGGCGAAGCGTCAGTGTAAGTAACGACCTGTGTAATCACATTGGTTAGTGATGTTGCACTTGTTGTTACGAACAGACTGTCAAGGTTTGTGTGGTATGCGCTAACAAGGTCAGCCATTACAAGACTGTCAATGTTTGTGCCACGCTCAATCGCTTGACGGCTGACATTCTGCTGACCTGCAACGGTAACAACCGAAACATCAAGTTTCGTGTCGTCCATATTGGTTTCTTGAACGGCTGCGCCTTCAGATTGAACTGCTGTCGCTGAACCAGTTGTTACCTTTGAGATTGAGATTACCAATCCTGAATCTGGCAACTGATGCTTACGAGCAACATCAAGGAACGGGCGACCTGCACGAGCGAACGGTGCTGCAAGTTCAGTCAAGAACTGTGGCACGATCAAACCTGCAAAGTTGCTGCTCGTTACATCACGGCGTTCAATCTTTTCCTCGTTCATATGACGAGCAAGACGCTGTTGTGCTGAGTAATCGTTGTTGAATTGTGCTGCGTAAGCGTCACGAATGAACGATGATTCTGCTTGTGGCGAGTAGGTGCGAGCCTCAGACTTTACGACTGAGCCACCAACTGCAACATCAAACTTCTTTTCTTTGCGAAGTTCTGCTGCTTCTGCTGAACGCTTTTCAAGTTCAGAGTGCTTTTCAATTTGTTCATCAAGTGAACGAACCTCAGCGAGTGATGCTGTGATATCTGCATCTTCTTCAACTGTAAGTTCTCGTGCGTCTGCTTGTGCTGCCGAAACGATTGCTTCAGCCTTTGCAAGTGCAGCGTCACGCTTTTCAATGAGTGTTGCGCTAAATGACATAGTGACCTCCAATGGTCAATCGGTTTATGTTTTGTCCGAGTGATAAAACCAGTGACCTAATTGGTCGGCTGTTTAACGGCTGCGTAACTTCTCAACTGCGATCTGCGATTTACGCAAAAGCAATTTTGAAGTCGGTGCGATAGTAACAGGTGTGGAAGCGTTACGCAACTCGGCAACTGTTTCCTCATACGCAGGGAAAGTAACCACGCTCACATCAAACAACTGAACCTCACGAAGTTCACGAACCGAACGATCATCTGACCAATTATCTTTAATTGTGCGGAAAGCAAAACTCATCTGCGAAAGATCGCCTCGCTTCATCGCTGAGATGATTCGTGCAGCGTCAGGGTTACTTGGGTCAAGGTCTGCTTCAACACGCAAGCCACGCTCATCTTCTTCCAAGACGAGTGTTCCAGATTTTGTTCTAGCCAACGGAACTCCCTCGTGATCAATCAACAAGCGAACATCTGCGCCATCGTTAATCGTTTTGCTGAACGCACCACGCTTTACATATTCAACGAATGGCATTGGCTCTGATGGCGAATCAAACACCGAAGCGTAACCAATCAAAGTGTTTCCATCACCTTCGGCACGAACTTCAAGATTGCTGTATGCGATAGTTCTTTTCTCGTCAATCGGTTTTGCAATCCAGTTAAATGTTTCGCTCATAGTTACCTCACATTAGTTTATATTATTTGTTTTCGCTACTGCTTGAATACTTCGGGTGTGAAGGTTTGAGCAGATCGTTGTCGGTTATATATTTTGGGTTCGCTGGCGCACCTGTTCGGCACAGGAACAAAAATGCGTTCACTCTTGCCATAGCCCACTGCGCTCTGCCAATTCCAGGTCTGTGTGATGTTGAGAAAGCACCTGCGCCACGCCGATATACCGACTTGACTGCACCCAAAGATGTGCGAGTCCAATCAGGTCGGTTGCGTTCCTTCATCTTCTCATTATGTTCTTTCACTTTGTTTTCAAGTGCTTTGTTTGTTGCTTCGTTAAGAACTATGCCACCTGTTTTGCCTTGTGCTGAACCTTCAGGGTTCTTTTCGCTGCCTGTGATCTGATCTTTCTTCGGTGCAGGCGCACGGGTTTCATTCTCTAACTGGCTGACGATTCGTTCTGCGTATGCTTGCGCCCGTCTTGCGCTCGCCTTGCTTGAACCGCCACCCCACAACAACATAGCGACAAGTCCAGCAGTTATTTCATCGCCTTGAACTGCGTCAAGATCAACAATGTGCCGAGCGATCCACGGCGATATTTTGCGCCA